GTAGTTGTTCTGCTCCTTCTACTCCGAGGTCTTGCTTTGCTTTGTCTAACTCATAGCGATCTATAACAAGACGAAAGAAGGGAGCGTTAGGTGGAAGTAGTGCAAGCAATAGCTTACTACTTAGATTTAATACTCCTCTAGCTCCGATACCTTGGTACGGTGTGTAGTACTTAGTAGCGTAGTTGTGTCCGTCTGGTGGTAAGACATAAGGAAGTGTAAGCTCAGAAGCTGTACGTCCTCTGTCTAAGAATGACCACCGCTGGTTCTCCAACGAATGATATAGCCCTTGGGCTGTTTCGTGCATATCGTTTAGATTTCGTCGATCGACCACTCAGGACCACTCAAGATGCTTATTATCTCTTCTTGTGTGTACTCCGTCTTACCGAGCAAAAAGAATGGTTGTGTACCTTCGTACTTGAGTAGTGCTTTTGACCCATCCAACGAATATCGAGTACCTTCTGAGTCTCGTTGCATTACTTGATTAAAATCAACTGAAGATACTTCGGAAGAATCTATAATTATATATGTGTAGCTCATGGTTTTTGCTATGGTTTTATTGATGAATAAACAGCAGCTGAACCTGTGCCATCGTTAGTTCCGGGGTTAGCGGCATTCTCTACATTACCAATTACATTGCCAGCTGCTACGGCTCCACCGCCGCTAGATGTGTCAGAAGCGTGATCCCCTATTCTCCACCAATGTGTAAGATTAGATGATTGGTTATAGTCACCAGCATCAGTACTTAAATCCATTATCGAACCTAAGTTATAAATCTGGACAGCGTTTGAAGAATTTAAAGCAACACTCCATAAAGCTACTTCATCAAACAAACCATGAGCGTAAAAACTAGAACTAAATCTACCGATTTCAAAATCAGCAGCTTGAGAATGTAGAACGGTATCGAAGTTTCCAGTCATAGTGGTAGCAACACCGTCAATATATAAAGAAGCCGAACCGGCGGACCAACTTAATAAATAATGGTGGAACTCGGTATCATTTGGGGCTGTAAAAGTAGCTATTTCACTGCTATTAGCTGTTCGAATTACAACATAGTTTGTCCCACCAGATGTAAGAAATCCCCATTGGTCATTAGCATTGTTCCTAGAACCTATTACTGGACCAATCCCAGCTGAATTAGGTTTCCACCAAAAACTCATAGTTAAAGATGATGCACCTTGATACGCACTTAATACATTACAATCTATCCAATCAGCGTTGCCATCAAACGAGCCGCTGAACGCATTAGATTCAGGTGTTACAAAAATTCCATCATTATCGTAAGCTAACCAATCCGTGCCATCCGATACCTCTATAGCTTTAGTGTCTGATCTAAATATACAACGACCTGTATTAGCACTAGCCAATGGTCTTGTTCCTGATGTGTAAGTGTCAAGTGTGCTCATAATTAATTATTGTTAAAGATTACCCAAGCATCCCCATCCCACACATACAACTTGTCAGTGTCTTTTGCGTGTACGATAGTGTAGTCGGGGGACGATGTGTCGGTGATAAATTCTGATTCGTTATCAAAAACTTCGATGGTTAGAAAAGGTAAACTTGTAGGACTAGCAATAACACCTAATCCAACTGTGGGCAAGACAAACATATATTAAGAAGCAGTGTCTCCAGCAAGAACAAAGGTATCAGTAGCGTAAGCAACTACACTAGCTACTCCATACTGATCGTTTATCTTAGTGTGGGACTGTCTGTTGTTGATGGTAGTTCCTGAAGCACTGAACGATACTTGACCTGCTCCTTTTTGTACAAAGCTACAATTAAACCCTGCTCCCAATCCGCTTGGTACTGTGACAGTTACAGCAGAAGCGTTGTCTAACACTACTACTTTACCGTTATCTCCAGCTACTAATGTATAGGTGGTTCCTGTTTGATCGTTGATCGAAGCATCAAAGTTACTGATAGCGTTTCCGTTGAAGTCGTAACTTGATAAGTTGGAAGCAGATGCTTGCCCCATTAAATTAGTAACGGATACTTTCTTAGTGGTTGCAGTTCCTGATACATCGTCAACGATTGCAAGAATGTCTGCTCCGACTGGTGCTGTTAGCTCCGTAAGTTCTGTTATCTTTTTATTAGCCATCTTTAAATATTATTACTAGGGACTTATTCCGTCATCATAAAAAATTACCCAAGCATCACCATCCCATACATATAAATCATCAGTGTCTAACGCTTTTATTATAGTGACTTTGTTTGCCGGGTTGGTTATATCAGTGCGTGTTATTACATCCTCCTCATTACTTACTAATGCAATAATCGGGAACGTCGGTAGGTTAAGTAGTGGGTCTTGCAAGACGCTCATAAATGTACCACTAATAGAAGCTTGAGTAAAACCTGTAGCATCTAATGTAATACCCGTTGATCCGCTGTTTGGATAGGCTGGATTCTGTAGAGTAAATGTAACTACAGTATCAGCGTTATTTGGTACAGTTGTAGATACAGTAAGTACGAGAGTTCCTGTGGATTGCGTCCAGTCAGCAGTTGTACCGAATATATTACTTGTACTTGTTATACTGAGTGATGCGTTGTCTACTGTCTGCGATACATCTAGTCCTGTCAATGTAACCGTACCGCTTGTTATGGCTATCTCAGGTTGTAAGGCGAGTGTGTAAGTACTGTCAAGATTCTCAATAGTTTCACTCTCGCTTAAAGTACTTGTAGTAAAAACAGCGGGTATAACAATCGAAGCTGTGTTAGATGTCGTAGTCTCTACTCCGTCTGTCGCTACTATCCTGTAGTAATATGTAACCGTTTTAGATAATGGGCCTGTATCGTTTACTGTTAAGTCTAATGTACCACTAGATAGAGTTGTTGGACTGGAGAACCCAGAGTTCGTATCTCTTTCGTAAGTGTAGCTAGTTGCTCCGATGACTCCGCCAGTACTTATTGTTGCACCGTTAGCCCCAAACCGAACAACGGATATACTAGGTTTCGCTAACCCTACATCTTGCTGTGCATCAAATCCATACAACTCTTCGAATGCGGGACGCAGAAATCTATTAGGTAAAAGTGCTACGTTACTAGGATACCTTGTACCCGTTGGAAACGTAAGAGCCATTGTAGATTACAGAGAGTCAACAGTACCAGTAGCGAAGACACTGTGAGTACCTGCGGTGTAAGCACTGATGTTAGCTCTGATCTTTTCGTAGTGACCCATGTCATCCCGAATCATAACAGACCCTAAAGACGATACATCCTCGCTGTGGACGACGTGCCAAGCTCCACCAATCCAAGCTTCAATGTCTACTGTTGCGGCTCCTTGGGCTTCTGTGGCGACGACAAATGTCCATCCCTTATCTCTCTCAACTTGGAACTCAGTACCTGCTCCACTAGATGTCGCACTTGAAAGTAATGTCTTCTTATCTAAACTTCTCATGACTATTTATATTATTGTGAAAGCTGTACTCCCGTTCCACCGTTACCACCACCCATGCTAAGTGTAGGACGACGAGTAGCTGTGACTTGGGCTGTACCACGACGACGCTTAGTAGGTTGAGTAGCAGCCCTCTTAGTAACAGCTCGTTCTGCCGTAGGTAATGGCGGAGGTGGTGGAGCTGGAGGAGGAGGGGGAGGTGGAGGCATGTCAGGCTGTGAAAAACACATGGTATTACTGTACTTGTTTAGTTACTATATCTTGTTCTAGTTGGTCGTCGTAAGTCTGTTGAAGATAATTAATTACACTTCTTTGTCCTACCTTATACCATACCTCACGTTCTGTGTCTGTCAACAGTGGACATTTATCAGGGAATAGTTTGTCAAGTTTATTGATTAGCTCCTGTGACAGAGCGGGTAATACTATTTCTTCATTCATGCTCTCTATATCCTAGATCGTCCAATTCCGACGGGAGCTTTCCCTCTTTAATCTTGTCTTCAGTCCAGCACCAAGCCGAAGCATTCCACAAGATAGCAGCCGCATGGTCTTCAGAGTTGTCCCCCTCAGCCAGCCCCAACAAATGTCTAAACATCGAGTCATATAATCTACTTAAAGGGAAAC